TACATTGAAAGCTTTTCAGGAGCTCAATCTTGCAATGAAGTGCTTGGGAGAAACATTGGTATTAGAAGGGCAACAGCAGATTTTATTATTAGTACAAATATTGATGAAATTCAGCCTCCTCGTAGATATATTGAAAACTTTGAGCATAAAGATAAAATGTTAACTGTTGCTAGGCATGGTACTACAGTAGATCATATTAAAAGTATAGGTGAATATCATGAGATAGATAAGATTAGAGATTATCTTATTTCTCATGAGTACTCTCAAGCCTGGGCAGTAACAAGAGAACCTTGGTCTTTAGTAGAATGGCCTGGTGATTTTCAAATGGCACATAAAGATTTATGGTATCATATTAGAGGATATGATGAATGGTTATTAGGTGCTGGTATTCATGATAGCCATATTCATAGAAAGGTAAAGGAAATGGGAGGTGATGTAATTTTATCTTATGATATACCTATTTATCATTTGGATCACAATAAAAAAAATGATTATGGAGAAAATTGTGTTGGAAATAGTAACGCCTGTTTGTATGGTAAGTATGTAGGCCAATTAAACTCAAAAGATTGGGGCTACCCTGATGATAGTTTTAAGGAGTTTAGGATATGAGAAAAGATGTAGTTATTGTAATTGCTACCTATAATGAAGCTGATAATATTGAAAATCTTTTAAATCAATTGGTTGAATATAGAGTTTTTATAGTAGATGATAATTCTCCTGATGGTACTGGCAAATTAGCGGTGCGTTATAAAAATGTTCATGTTTTAACTCGTAGTGAAGATAGAGGAATTGCATCTGCTTATCATTTAGGATTCAGAAGAGCATTAGAATTTAATCCCAAATATATTATACAAATGGATGCAGGTCTAACTCATGATCCTAAAGTTATACCTCTAATGTTAAGTATGATGGATTATTATAAATTTATAAATGTAATAATTGGCTCTAGATTTAAGGATTATGGTGGATCAAGTAAAGGTTATAGAACATTTATAAGTAAGGGCGCAGCTTACTTAATGAGTAAACTTGTTGGTAGAACTTTAATGGATGCTACATCTGGTTTTCGGTGTTGGAGAGAAGATGTATTACGAGATATTATTAGATGCAGGCCATTAAGATTTGAATCAGAAGGCTTTTCTTTCCAATTAGAAACTTTATATTTAGCAGTTAAGTTAACAAGTAAATATTCTATTATTGAAACACCTATAGAATATAAATTAACAAATTCATCCTTTAAGTATAAAATGATATTTGAAGCTTTTTGGATTTATTTAGATTTACTAAAGGAGAAGTTATGGGGAAGTTAACTAAGTTAGTATTTTATAATCACTTTGGTAATGGAGATGTATTTGAATCCAGGGAATTTGTAAAAGAATGGGTAGAGAAACTACCTGACCTTGAATATTATTATGCACATGGGAAGAATCCTAAAATTCTTAGGGACATTCCTAAATTACAATTTACAGAAGTAACTCCTGAAATGCAACCAATGAAAACTTGTTATGCAATTGATGATACTTATTATATAAATACCTGGATTGGTAGGGATGGTAAATATGTACTTCCTGGAATTGGTTGTGTAGTTGAAATGCTTTATCGTATGCATAACGACATGCTTAGGCAATCTGGTTTATCCCCTCTAACTAAACCTATTTTAGATTATATTCCCAATATTGATTATACTTATTATAATACAATGAATATATCTAAATGGGTAACTGCACATTCAGAGAGAAAAATTTATATTTCTAATGGGCCGGTACAATCTAATCAGGCTAAGAATTTTGATATGAATGGTGCAATTGCTAGTGTTGCTATTAAGCATTCTGCATGTGCTTTTATTGTAACTCAACTTGTTAATTTTTCTTTACCTAATGTTTATTATTTAGGAGATATTGTACAAGATAGTGAAGGATTTGATTTAAATGAAGCCAGTTATCTTAGTACTTTTTGTGATACTATAATTGGTAGAAATAGTGGGCCTCATGTATTTGCACAAGTAAAATCAAATTGGTTAGACCATAATAAATTAATTCTTTCTTTTACTTATCGAGAACTTGCAGCTACATTTGTATTAAATCAACCAGTTAAAATGCAGAAATATTGGTCAGAAGCTACAGAAGAGGGACACGTTATAGATACAATGAACAGGGCTATAGAGAGGTTATAATGTCAAGAAATCTTATAGGTATGGTAACATTTGGTAATTTACCTTTTACTCAATTAGCAATACAATCTTTTGAAGAAACTATTAAAAATCCCTTTGATATTTTTATTGTAGTAGGAAAACCTGGGGATATTGCTACGAATGAATGGGCAAATGTTCAAGGAATATCTCATGTAGTGCATAATGAAAATTTTGGTTTTCCATATTCTTTAAATGATATTTATGATTATGCTTGGGTTTATAATGATTATGATAATTTAATCATAGCAGGTAATGATATTATTTGTTATCCTAATGCTATTGATGCTTTGATTAATAAAGCTAATACATCTGATTGGGAATGGATTAGTTCTTCTCAGTTTGATGTTAAATCTTTAGTAAATATGTATCCTGAAACCAAGAAATATTTTGATGGAAGCTCTTATAAATTTACTTCTTGGGTAGAACGTCCATGGGAAATTCATAAAGATTATGATCGTCCCGAAACCTTAGAACCAAATGTTATTAAAGACGTACATAACTTATGTTTATACAAAAAATCAGTGATGGATAAGATTGGTTATATAGATGTAAACTTTTATCCGGCATATTATTCGGACAATGATTACGCAAGGAGAGGAGTTAATGCTAATTTAAAAACATGTGCATTAGCTAACTCTCAATACTTTCACTTTTGGAGTAGAACAATACATCAAGGAAGTGGAGGTTCAACATCAAGATTTTTTGAAAATAATCGTAAGTATTACATTATGAAGTGGTCAGGAGATTTTAGTAAGGAAAGATGGATTACTCCCTTTAATGGGAAACCATATTATCTTAACAAAAATATTATTTTGCCAGCTGATTTAAAAATATCCAGCAGGGAAAACGAAACAGGTATTATTAGGTTTTGGCGAGGTAATTAGGAGAAATACCATGAGAAAATTATTTAGTTGGTTGATAAATTTAAAATATGTAACAAAGAAAGAAATTTTTTATAAAAAATTTGTAAAAATACAATTAATTATTTTAATTGTATTTGGAGTATTATTTGGAGGAAGTGCACTAAGTAAAAATTTAAAGGCTAGTTATTTTCCTTTAATTATTCGGGACGCAACTATTTTCTTTTGGGCAAATTATTTTTCTGGAGATATAATTCCAATTGAAGGAGTTGTAGATTATAACCATAGTGAATTTTTTGATAGCTGGTATATAATTACAAATAGTCAATGGCTACTAAATCAAACTATGTTAATAGTTCCTTTAACCTCTTTTGAGGGACTCACTATTATTCCTATATATCCAGCTGGGGTTGGTTTTGTTCCTCGTGCAGGAGATGATAGTGTAAATAATTTTGGTAGAGTAATTAATTCAGTAGAGCTTGGTGGAGCTGTTGTTTCAATTAATGAAAGGTATTTAGTAGAAAATGCTGATCTTAGAGAATTACTTAGTGTAGCAATACATGAAAATATTCATGTTCAAGAAGGAAATTTTACTTTTAGTGGTAAATGTGGGGATAATATAGTATGTTGGGGTAGTGAAAGTACAGAACTTGAGGCAAAAACATCCGCTGCCACTATAGAAATACTAGCTGCTATGTGTAATTTAGGTAATGAAGTTGCTTGTAAATCTTTTTGGTTAGAAGTACGAGATTTTGCTGGAAATTCTTTAAATTATACACTACAAAAACATAATTTAAGTGATGCATGGCAATGGTTTCGTAATGTATTTATGAGGACCAATGAAGAAGTTACTAGACGAGATAAAATTTTACGCTATTGGGAAAGTGATGAAGAAAAAAGAGCAGAAATTATCTTTAAATATAGTGTCCATCCTTGGAATGATCTTATTATACCTGGATTATGTGGAAAACCTTTAAATACAGGTATAATTAATTTTACTAATACAGAACGTCCAGATTTTATGAGGGTTTTGGGCTTTAAATTTGATGACACTAAATATATATTTGGGTGGCTTAATAATATTTTAGGGTGTAAAAAGGATGTTTAGGGAATAATTTATGGCACTAATAGAAAAAGTAGCTCAAATTGATGATTTATATTTATATGAAATTTTTAAAAATCCTGTTTTATATGGGGAGTTTATTAATAGTTATGATAAATTAGAATGGGAAGAATCTTTTGAGTTTACTTGGTATCAAAAAGAAATTTTATGTGATTTTAATTCATACGCAGATATTTGTACAGCTCGTGCTACAGGTAAAACTGTAAGTTTATCTAATTTTATTACTTGGATATTAGTAAATAATATCTTTCCTATGGATTATATTGTATACACTGTACCTAATAAAGTACACCTTGAACCAGTATTTACTAGTTTAACTAGAATGTTTAGAAGTAATTCTTTTTTAAAACAAATGATTTCTCCTAATGCAGGTATTAATAGTTCTACACATACAATTACTCTTTTAAATTCAGCAGTTTTAATTTGTCGTATTGCCGGACAAACCGGCACAGGCGCTAATGTTATTGGTTTGCATACTCCTGTAGTTCTACTCGATGAGGGCGGTTATTATCCTTGGGGTACTTGGGTAGAACTACAGCCTACTCTTAATACTTTTACCAAAGGTTTTAAATTAATGGTAGCAGGAGTACCAACAGGTTTACGTGAAAATAATGTACTTTATCACACAGACATGGAAAATTCTAACTATACTAAACATAGAGTTTCTGCTTATGATAATCCACGTTTTACTGTTGAGGATGAAGCAAGAGCTGTTGAACAATATGGTAGTAAAGAGAATGATGATTTTGTACACCTTGTTTTAGGACAGCATGGTGCGCCTATTTTTGCAGTTTTTGATAGACGTTTACTAGAAGTAGAATCCTATCCTGTTTATAAATTAGTTATAGATGGTATTAAATTACAAGATAATTTGGGGGAATATCAAACTAAACTTTCTTTCCTCCCCGCTGTATCAGAAAAAACAAAGGTATTAATGGGTATAGATTTGGGATACACAGACCCTACAGCCATTGTTATTTTAACAGAAGGTAGGAATGGGCAATTAAGATTTCATGCCAGAGTGCAGTTAAATAAAGTATCTTATAATATTCAGGATAAAATTATAGATTGGTTAGATACTAAATTTAGACCTTCTACAATAGGGGTAGATGAAGGTTCATCTGGTTTGGCAGTTACTCAAAGACTTTTAGAATCAGATGATTATTTACATAAAGATTATAAAAAAAGGTTAGTTTCTGTAAATTTTGCATCAATGACTTCTTTAGGATTTGATTCAGATGGTAATGAATTAAAACAACGTACTAAACCTTTTTCCGTTTCAGTTTTACAAAATTATTCTAATAATCATAAAATAGTTTATTCAAGTACGGATGTTGAATTGATTGCAGAATTAGAACGAATGACTTATTCTAAAAGTGTATCTGGTGATATTCAATATAAAACCCTTACTCCTAAAGGTGGTAAGAGGGGAGAGGATCACTTTACTTCTGCACTATTATGTGCAGGAGTAGCTTATTATTTACAAAATGAGACTCTTATAGCTAACAAGAAACCAGTAAAGCTTTTTTCAGCACGCTGGTTAGGAAGATAAAATATGACCGATGAAATTACTGCTACAGTACCAAAAGTAAAAATACCTGAAAAGAAACTTTCATTTAAAACTTTTCAGGCTAATTCTGCTATTATGAATCTTTATGGTAATAATGTTACTGCCGCTAATCCCTGGTCTCCCGAAGATATTGATAGATTGGAAATAGCAGATATACGTGAGTATAGGGAAACTGTAAAAGCTTGTAGATTTTTCTATAAGCGTGACCCTATTGCGTCTACTATTGTTAATAAGATGATAGATATTGCTGTTACTGAATTAGACTTTAGTAGATCAGAATTAACTAATAATGAAGAAAAGATTGTTGAAGGTCTTTTAGATTCTTTTCTAGAATTTGCAGAAGCTATGACCTTAGAATTTTTAATTTCCGGTTTAGTTGTACCAGAAATTAAATATACTTCTGTACCTACTCCAATTTTAAAAAAATTGGGTATTAAAAAGTTTGGTGCTTTAACATTACCTACTACAATGTGGTTACGTGATCCCGCTACTGTAAAAATAAATGCTGTAGTACCTGGTATGCCATCTTACTATGTAGAAATTCCTGAGAAGATGATTTTCTTTATCATGAATAATGGAAAATATTCTGATGGTACAGAGGATGCTGTACTTTGGAGCTATTTACAAACAGCTTATCCAGCTTTTATTGAAGCAGTAAGAAGTGGTAAAAAAGAATTTCTTTTAGAAAATCCTTATATTATACGTAGACGTTTTTTAAGTGATTCTCCCTATCCAATTCCCTATCTTTTTAATGCTCTTGAATCTATGAAGCATAAAAGAAATATTCGTAGAATGGATTACTCTATTGCATCAAGAGTTATTACTGCTATTCAATTAATTAAAATGGGTAATGATGAATATCCTTTAACTGAAGATGACTCTAGTCAACTTAATGATTTGAGAGATCAGATGTATTGGAGAAATACTGGTGGTAGGGATGTAGAAAGAATTTTCCAACTCTTTACTAACCATACTGTGGATATTAGTTGGGTGTTCCCTGATGTAGCTGCTTTGTTAAATGATTCTAAATACAGGGACGTTAACAGGGATATTTTTTATGCTTTAGGTTTTCCCGCAATTCTTGTTACAGGTGAAACAGAACGCTCTTCAGCCTCAGATGCTGAATTTGCTATGTTGAGTCCTGTTAAAACTATGGAAACTGTAAGACGTAAAATATTATTTATTTTAAATGGTATGCTACAGGAAACTTTTACACTTAATGGTTTAAAGGGAGATACCAAACTTAGATTTGCACCTATCAATTTATATAGTTTTGAAATATTTACACAAGCACTACAAGCTCTATATGAGAGTGGTAATATTTCTAGAACTTCTTATGCTAAAGTATTTGGTTATAATCTTTCTGATGAGTTTGAACAAAAAGAAGAAGAGCAAGAAATGATTGATAGTATGGATTTACCCGAGTTTGCACCACAACCTTTCTCCCCACAACCAGGTGGAGGTAATTCTAAACCAGAAACCCCACCTGTTGTAGATAATAAAGAAGCTACTAAAAAGCAGAGAAAAAAGAAGAAAGAAGGCTATTAACATAATCTATTGAGGGGGTAAGGTTGCCTTTTTGCATTATTTTTCCGTGTAGTATATAGAGGTATAATACATAATTTATTGTAATTATCTATTCATTGGGGGAAATTAATTGAATTCAATTCATAATATAAAGGTGAACCATGCCAGATAATTTGGAACAACTGCTTTCCAACGTGGAGTTAATTCCATTAGAAGGGTTGGATGAGTCAGATGCGTTTGCGTCTGTTACTCTTAACCCTACTTTACGTTGGATGAAGTTTATTCTTACGGATGATCAACCTAATGAGAATAAACAAAGAGTACCTCCAACAGAGTTTGAAAATTTAATTAAGTCTGGTGTCCACATGCCTATCAAAATGGCTAATGGTAAAATTTTACCTGGACATGACGAGGCTTATCCTATTGGTGTTATTACTAATTTAAAACAAACTCATAATAAAATTGAAGGGCTTGCTGCCCTGTGGTCTAGAGAACGACCCGATGATGTAGAATATATTATTAATGAGTTCCGTTCTGGAAAAACTCCCCAGATTTCATGGGAGATACCTTTTACTGAAATTAAAGAAGAGGACGGAATACAAAACTTAACTGGTATCTGCCTAAGAGCTGCTACTTTAGTAGGACTTCCTGCTTATGCAGGCAGGACTCCAGTGTTAGCTGTGGCATCCAAAACAGATGAAGGAGTAATAAATATGCCAGAATTAGAAGCATTACAAACCGAACTAGCCGAAGCTAAGGTTAAACTTGAAGAGTTAGAAACTGCCAAAGCGTCAGCTGATGAGGAATTAAAACAATTGCGAGAGTTTAAAGCTCAAGTTGATAAAGAACAAGCTGATGCTGAAAAACTAGCCACTATCAAGGCTAAATTTGCTGAAGCTGGTTTAAAGAAAGAGGATGAATATTTCATCACTAATCGTGATATGCTTCTAGTTCTTGATGAAGCTGCTTTAAACTTTATGGTGCAGGAATTAGCTGCCTTTGCTCAGGCTTCTATTAATAAACCTAATAAGCCTGAAATTCCCCCACTTACTAACAATGATATTGTAAATACAAATGATGTCAAAGCCCTAGCCACAGCGTTACGGGCACGTCATCAAAAGAAATAACCCCTGGAGGATTGTAAAAAATGGAAATCAATAAGTATACCGATATTACGGGAGTTGTAACTGCTGAGGCTATTGTTGAAGGACGTATGGTTATTTTAACTAGCCACTCCTTTGATCATGACTTCGGTAGCCGCACAGATTTACCTGCTGTTCGACTTCCCGATACTGCAACAGAAGCAGAAAAGGCACATTATGTAATTGCCTTTGCTGTAGATAATTCTAAACCCCCAATCTTCCAGCCCTATCCTTCTTTCTCTTATGCCCTAAGACAGGGTTTCGATCAAGGTTCAAACGTTCCTTTTAGTGCGGATGTTTATACTACTGCACAGTCTATGTTGCAAGGTAGAACTATCCCATCTGGTGCGTTAGCTTTAGCGTTTGGCCCTGGCGTATTCACTGTTCCATCAGGAGCATTTGTTTACTCAGCTAATCTAGAAGTTCCTGGTACTTGGTTGGAAGCAGCCAATGGTCAGGACGATGGTACTGATACTGGTAAACTAAAGGAAGATGCTGATGGTTCAGCTGGAAAGTATGCACAAGTAGAAAGATTTAGCGTTGAAGATTGGTCTCTAACCTTCCGCATCAACTGGTAATAATTAATTCTGGAGGAACTTATTACAATGGACGAGAAACAATTACGTGAAACTGTAGCGTCTTTAGCAAAGGATAAAAGCAAGCATGATGCTTTGGCAGAGCTATTGGTTGAGTATATCAACCCAAGTCACATTACAACTGACTTCGTAGGCTTATTGCTAAATACTCGTAACTTGAAGGAAGGAGACGTTTTAATTAAAAAAATCCGCAAGGGTATCGAAGTACGTACTCTAGTTCCTGGCTCTATTCATTTAGCATCTGAACGTTACCTAACCGAGCGTGCTAACTACATTCTCGATGGTGCTGATGTTAAAGTTACGTTTAATGCCTGGGAAATGGAATCTGGCGAACTTGGTACTGTTGATGAGATTCGTGGAGAAATGATTGCCCAACTTCGTGATTATTTCATGAATAAGGTATTCACTTCTTTAACTACTGTATGGACAGCTGCTAATACTCCTAGTAATTTTACTAATGTAGGTGGAGCTATTACTGCTACTGCACTAGAAACTGCTATTGATGAAATCAATCAAAACAGTGGTGGTGTAAAGGCTGTTGTAGGTACACGAGCTGCCCTAACCCCTATTACTAAATTTGGTGCATTTTGGAGTGATGCTGGTGCTCACTCAGGTACTGAGGAAGTATGGGGTATTGATAGCCAGTTGCAAGAAGTTGTACAACGTGGTTTCTTAGGGAAATACTATGGTGCGCCATTAGTAGCCCTTGACTATGTTTATGACAACCCTGAAGATTATAATCAACTCATTTTGAACAACAATCGTGTACTAGTTATTGGTCACAATGTTGGTGAGTTTATTACTTATGGTGAACCTCGTTGGAAACAATGGGAAGATATGAATCCTACTCCTCCTCAATGGTTCTTAGAGATTTATCAACGTTTTGGTATGATTATAGATCGTGCCCAGGGCTTATATGTTTTACAAGTTACTGGCGGTACTCCCTAATTAATATAATTTATTTAAACGGTAAACAGGAGGCGGGCCAACTTTGATACCCGCCTCCTACAAGGTTTTATTTTAACACACAGGAGAGGTATAAAAATGAGCGAAGTTAATCCACAAGTTTTTTCTGCTATGCAGACTTCTAAACCTTACAAAACATACAGAAAAGCTATTTTGGGCAGGGTTTATGTAAAGTATTATGATTCTTTTTTGAACAAACCTTCTGATACTATTTTAAGTGGTAGGCCAGGAGAAGAAAGTACTTTAATTGATACTTGGTCTGAACAAGAGGATGCTTTCTTTAAGCGCATGAATGTTAATCATTTAAAGAATGGCGTATTAATTCCTTTTGATCGTACTAAACACGTTGTTGAGTCTGTTGTAAATGCTTATAATGTAATGACAGATGAGGGGTTATTTGAACTATTAAATAGTCCTTTTTTCAAATTACAAAATGCTATAAATAAAATGACTTCTTCAGCCCCTGTTTATCGCTTGCTTGCAATAGCAGAGCAAGAGGAAAAGTCAGAAAAAATTATAACAGTTATTAAAGCTAGATTGTCAGAGTTGGAGTTGCCAAATGCCAGTTAGCTCGTCAAATCTTGATTATTTAATTGATAGTTTAAGATTACATTTAGGAGATATTAGTTCTCCATATCGTTATGCAGATGAGTGGCTAAGAACTTCTTTAGTTATATCTGTTAAAGCTTTACAACGTTGGTGGAATTATAAATATCTTATTGATGATGATGATAACGTTGATAGAAATGATAATTATTCAGATTATCTTTTTTCTGAACCTCCTATTGTTGAAAGAGGCGACGAAAAACCTATTGTTTTAATGGCGTCTATAATTATTAAAGAAGGTTCTCTTGAAGATAATTCTTGGGCAGTAGGTAGTTGGAGAGATGCTGAAATTGGTTATTCTAATATTGAAGGTAACCGTTCTAAAATGGGTTCAATTCAAAGAGATTGGGAGGAATTAACTAATATGTTAAAACCCCCCGTTAAGAGATTAGCTCAACCAAGAAAAGGTAGTTTGCCTGGTTATAAGAATAATATATACGAAAGAGAAACTAAATATTAAAGGAGAAGGTTATGAAAAAGGCAAGGGCAAAAGTTTTATGGATGGGGGACGCAGTGACCCCAACGGGTTTTAGTAGAGTAAATCATTCAATTTTAAAATATTTATCAAGAGAATTATATGATGTAGACATACTTGGTATTAATTATTATGGTGATCCACATCCTTATTCTTATTTAAATATTTACCCAGCTGGAAGTAAAGGTCACATTTATGGTTTTAACAGAGTAAAAGAATTTGAAAATAAGAAGTATGATTTAATTTTTATTCTTAATGATTTATGGATTATTCATGAGTATCTTAATGAAATAAAAAAATGGAAAAAAATTCCTAAAATAGTTTGTTATACTCCATTAGATTCTACTATGCCAGATGAGGATTGGTTTAAAAATCATGATGCAGTGTCACAATTAGTAGTTTATACTCAATTTGGTTATGATACTATTAAAGAAGTAAATCCTAAAATAAATTTAAAGATTATTCCTCATGGTGTTGATACACAAACTTTTTATAAAATTAATAAACCTAGACCAGAGATTAAAAATATTTTATTTCCTAATAAATCAGATTTTGTAAATAGTTGGATTGTACTTAATGCCAATCGTAATCAACCAAGAAAACGTATTGACATTTCTTTTGAAGGCTTCGCTATCTTTGCTAAAGGCAAACCCTTAAATGTAAAGTATTATCACCACGCTGGAATTTCAGACGTGGGTTGGGATGTACTAAGATTGGCGAAGAAATTAAGTAATAGGTATGGTTATAATGTAGAAGAACGTTTGATTGTTACTAATATGCATAGGGGTGTACAATCAGTTGCAGAAGATAAATTAAATCTTATTTATAATGCTACTGATGTAGGTTTAAATACTAGTCTTGGAGAAGGTTGGGGCTTAACTAATATTGAACATACTGTAACAGGTGTACCTCAAATTGTACCCGATCATAGCTCCTGTAGGGAGCTATTTCATGATTGTGGATTGTTAATTCCTATTTCTCAAGAAATTTGTTTTGAACAAACTATTACTTATGGTAAGTTAGTAACTCCTGAAAGTGTAGCAATACAGCTTGAGAAGTTATATCAAAATCCAGAATTACAATCTACATTAGCAGAATCAGCCATGATGAAATTTACTGATCCTAAATACCATTGGAAAAATGTTACTAAAGAGTGGCATAAACTCTTTCAGGAAATTTTATGACCGAAATAGTATGGCCTACCAATACTAAAACTATTATAGATAATATTCGTGGAGCAATTGGTAGGACGGTTGACTTCTATGTTGTTGCATCTTCTATAGCTTGCCCTGTTTGTGATCTTGATCCTATTACTAATACTTCCACAGATTCTTTTTGCCCTGTTTGTTCGGGTGTTCATTGGATACCCGTATGGTCATCTGCATCTATTAGTGGGCATGTTACTTGGGGTAAATTGGATATAATGAAATGGGAAAGTGGTGGGCAATACTTTAATGGAGATGTTAGAGTACAAATTGAATACACCCCTGAAAATTTAACTATAGTAGATGATGCTGAAGAAGATGGTTATGTTATTGTAGACGGTAAAACAATGACAATTCGTTCTAGAATTTTACGAGGAGTACAAACGATAAATAGAATCTTGATTGATTTGATCGAGAAGGAGAAATAAAATGACTGGTGACAGAGGAGTAATTATACAGGGCTTGGACTTAATTGATATTGTAACTTTTATATCTAAAAAGAATAAAAAGTTTCAAGCCATTTTACTTTCAGAATTAGAGGAAACTTTGGGAAAAGATTCCAAAGAATATACCTTAGTACGTAAATTAGTATTAGATGGGTTTAATAACTATACTCGTTCCATTGTAAGAGCTATTTTTGGTGATATAGAATATTTGGTTAAATAATGCCTCGCAAAACACCTAGTGAATATAAAATTAATAAGGGATTTTATAAAAGAAATATTCCTAGAGCTCCCTATAAGGGAGAAGAACTTGAAGAAGAAAAATTTCTTAAAAGACTTATAAATAATATTGAATCCCATATTCAATATTTAACTGATTATCAAAATACAATAGAAGATGTTATGGAAAGTAAATCAGTTGAATATTGGGCAGCTATGGAGGCTTTAAATAAAACAGCTCAAAATGCTGATGATATTTTAATAGGCCAATATAAAATAGCAGCTGAAATGAGTGGTGAATATAATTATTCTCTATATGCTGATCATGCAGAAGAAGCCCTTTTATCAAACTATATTTATCTTACTAACGTAAGATTTAGAGAACCAGAAAATCCTACACTAGGAATAGAAGTAATTGTAGATTTTTCTCGTTTGGGTAATACAGAAGAATGGTTAAAGATTGCACAACAAGTAAGAGAAGCAGGCCCATTTGGTTTACATGATGATATAGATTTCCGTTCTCGTATTTGGAAAGAAAAAATCTATGGTGCAGGTAGAGAAGGCACTAAAATTGAAAAGGGAGCATCTGATGGAAGTGATGAAGCAGGAGAAGATGTAACTGCAAATTATATAGATTTATATGAAAAAACTATAGCAGCTAGACTTGTTCTTGCTGGTCCAAATAAAATGCCCTGGTGGGAATTATTAAATTATGGAAATATTTCTTTTGGAGAAGGTGATGATGGAGGGGAACCATATCCTATATTTGGCCCTACAGATTTTATTCAAAAAACTGAGGCAATAATAGAAAATTTATGGAATGATTATTATCAAGCATTTTTAAACAATTCACGAGAATTTTTTATTAGGAAAGTAGCTGAAGATTTTGATTTAACTGTTTCTGAAAAATTTGTAAAAAGTTTTGAAGGTTTGGATGATGCAGCATTTACTAAAATAGCAAAAGAACTTCTTGAAAAGGGTGCTGATGCCCCAGGAAATAAAGTTTTTGGTTATATTGGTAGTGATGAAAAAGAACTAGGTGTTTATAAAAGAGGTGATAAATTGGTTAGAGTATACCCTGTTTGGAAGCATAGAAGATAATGGATATAGAAAGAAAAAAAGACATCTCCTTATATTACTGGCTAAAGGATATTGTTTTTCCTGATGCTACTTATATTACTATACAAGATGGCTTTCCTATTGCTACTTTAACAGTACCAACTATTTCTATTGAAGGTAGTATAATTAATTTAGACCCACACGAAATGGGTAATAAAAATAGAGTGTACCGCCGTATGTGGAGAATAGATGTATTTGCAGATAATAAATCTCAGCGTGATGATTATAGTTATAGAATATTAGATAATTTACAAGATGATGTTCCCGTGTATGATTACGATGAAGGCTTTCCTCCAACTGTAACACCTACCCAATTAGGTTGTTTAAATATTTTTAATATAAATATGACCCCAATACGTATTTTTCCAGAATTAACTAAAAAGCTCTACTTTAGAGCATCCATAACTTTTTCTGCTGAGTTTAACAAATTTTAGGAGGAATAAATAAATGGCCCAAAGACGTTTAGCAATTGCATCGAAAGAGCTATCTTTAAGAGTTGTAGGTTCTTTTGACTCTTTCTTTGCCACAAGAATTCAACGTTTAGCGATTAATACGGATATTCCTACCACAATGGTTGATGAGTTGGGTAACTCCCAACACGCAGGAGTAATTACTGATGTTCCAAATATTACTCTAACCTTTTCAGCCTTTGATGTTAGTGTAAAAATCTTTGCTGTATTGACAGGTACTGATCCTGATACCTATCCCGCCCTAGGCGTTGATGTTGAAGAATTACAAGAAGTAGATGCTATTATCTATATCAAAGATGCAGATACAGCTGACTACGTAAAGGCGTGTCATGCGAGACGCCTTCAAATTCGTGACTTTTCTTTTAACTATTCGGTTGATGGTGAATCTACTGAAGAATATACTGCCATTGGTTCTGAAAAACGTTGGTTTAAGAATGATGTTATTGTAGATCGTTTTACTTCAGGTACTACATCCTTTACTCTTTCTAAAACTCCCGTTCAACTAAAGAACGGTAATTATGCATTAACTGTTATTTTAGATGGTGATTATTTAACAGAAGTTTCTACAGCTCCAGATGTAACTGGTGAATATAGAGTTGTTGCCACTACACTAACTACTTTTGATACTCGTACTGATAAAGTTATAGCTGTTTATCAAGCCGCTCTATTAGCTGCTGATGAATGGACTGATGTAGGTGATGCTGGTATACCTGTAGCTATTCGTGGTAAAAATGTTGAAATTCTAATTGGTGTAAATAGTATAGAACGTGTACAGTCAGTTACCATTAATGGTAACTTAAATGTACAACCAGTACGTGAAATGAACAATGTTAACATTGTAGGTTATCAACGACAAGTACCAACTGTAGAAGGAACTGTAACAGTTCTTGATACTGATACTGAGTTGCTTGACCTTTTGGTTAATACTGGTCCAACCTCTGATACTGAATGGGCTTTAGAGGGTGAATGTACTGTTTCTGGTTTAGCTCTTGAAGTAAAACTTTATGATCCTTGTGATCCAACTACAGTTGTAAAGACAGTATATATTCCAACATTCCGTGTTGTAGGAGATTCCTATACATCTAATGTTAATGAAAATGCTGTACAAACTTTTAACTGGCAAAGTGAAGATGCTCAATGTATTGTTTACTCAGGTGCTAAATAAGTTAGACTTATCTACCAGGTGTAGAAAAAGTTCTGAAACCGCTTTGCGGAAGATGCCAACTTAATATTTTTTAAGACTATAAGGTAAAGGATGAATTAGAGGAGTCTAAAGAGCTAAAGATAATCTATTAGCGTCCTTTAGACTCCTTTTTTATTTTCAATAGGAGAGGAAAATGAAATATATAGATAAAAATGACGTAGAAATTAATAAATTATTTAATTGGGGAGATGTATTAGAAATAAAAAATACTAAAGGCGAGCTTTTACTAAAAGTATATATGCGTGTAATTGGTGATGCTGAACTTAATAGAGCTAGAGTTTTTTCATTAAGAAAAAGTGCAGAAATGCGTAAGAAATTACAAGAAAGTGATTCAGATGAACGTTTGGCTTTTATTCCTGAAATAGATGTTGTTGGAAAAGAGACTATTATAGAAGCTATGTTATTAGCAAAAGTCAGGGATATTACTTCTAAAGCTACTAGAGAATTGGATATAAAAATGCCCAAAGAACCTGGTGCAGATGCAACTCTAGAAGAACAAGAAAAATTTCAAGCAGAAGTAGATGCATGGCCTGATGCTTTAGAAAAAACAATTAATAAAGCTATAACTAAAGAAATGGAAAAAGAAAGAAAACGTTATCAAAGTTTACCAGATAATCAATTAAATAAAGAATATGAACGTCTTTCTATTGAACGTCTTTGTGAAACTGAAATGTATACTATATTTCAAGATATGTGTGTTTTCTTTTCATGTTATAAAGATGAAAATTATAAACATAAACTATTTAATTCTTTTGATGAATTCTTAAGTTTGCCATCTATTATTAAAGAACGCTTGTTAGATTTTTATAATACTTTAACTATTGATTTAGAAAACTTAAAAAAATTGCCAGAAGTAACGCCATTGTAAGCTTATGGGCACAAGCTAGGGCGTTGCAAATACCTTTAGACCCTAATATAAAACAATTAACTGATGTGCCCTATACTATATCCTATGTTATTAGGAAGCGTATTCAAATAGATAATTTAAATGAAATTCCTCAAGATAAACGTCCTCCAGAAATGATGATTTGGGATGGTACTTCAGAAGAATTAGAAGATTGGATTGATAGAGTTTTTGATAAGAAAAAGAAAAAGGACTTTGATACGGCTAAAATACTTATCTTTGATAGTGAGTTAGAATAGGTAAATAATGGCACAAAATTTAAAACAAGTTAGTAGTGATCTTCAAAAAATACAACAAGAAGCAATAAAAGCTGCTGATAATGTAGCTCGTTTAAAGCAAGAATTAGCGCAAGTAATCTTGCAACAAACTAAAGCTACTCAAAGTGGTGCTTATAATATTCCCTATGCTAGAGGTAGAGCTGTAGGAGAGCAAGTTTTAGAGAGAGGTACAGGAGGTAGGTATAGGCTTGAAACTTTTGGTAGAGCTACTATTCAAAGTTCTGCGGAAATGAGTCGTGTAATTTCTGAGATCACTCATCAAGAGAGAGTTTTTGCATCTCGTGTACTACAACTTAATACTAGTTTAGGTACTCTTGTACAAACTATTCATGGTTTTGCTAGAATGGCTTTTCCAATGTTGCCAGCAGGTGCGGGTGCTAATCGTTCTTTACTTGGCCCTGGTGGTAATTTTGGCGTTCCAATTGGCAGACCTTATGGACAACCTTACGGTGGAGGAGGGCCAATAAATTTAGGGCCAGCTGGTTTACTTGGTCCAGGAAATCAACCTTATGGTTTACTTGGTCCAGGGCCTCTAACTACAGCAGGACCTCGAGGCGGTACAATGCAAGGAGGCCCCTATACTCCAAGAGCAACCACTGTTATTATTGATGCTATTGCTAGAGATTTAAGTGATATAGAAGCTAGAGCTGCTAGATTAAGTGATCCATCTACTTTGAGAACAGCTGCTGGCCGTCCTGTACGCCCTACTAGAGAAACAGCTGAGCAAAGAAGAGGTAGAAGAAATATTGAAGATGAAATAAGAAGAGCTGAGGAATTAGCTCAATTACAAAGAGCTACTAGAACTGGATTAGGACCAGTTGGTTTTGGAAACGTTATAGCAGCTGCCGGACAACAAGGTTTTACTGAAGCTGATCTTAAAAGAGTAAGAGATTTTAGTAATGGTTATAAACAAGTTTCATTTAGAGTAAAAGAAGCTGAAGGTTACTTTAGAGAATTAAACACAGTAGTTGATAGACATGGCAATGTTGTTTCAAATACTCAAAAAACATATAGAACTTTTCTAGATTCTATTCGTAGAAATATTAGTGAAATGATTAAGTGGTCAGCAGCTACTTTAGTAGTTTGGGGTGCTATTAGAAAATTAAGTGAACTATTACAGACTGCTATTAATATCCAAAGTGAATTAGCTAATGTTGCTGTATCTTTAGGACAATCTGGTGAAGCCTTAAATAAAGTTTTCTTTGCAGCTGCTGATGCTGCTAAAGCATCTGGTGA